TTCGCTTCCAGCTTCAATAGTAGGGTCTAATTCAGAAGCCGGCGTTACTGTATCTGCATAATAACGAGGGTTAGCATCATACATTTTTTCTAAGTTTTTAAGAAAAGCGTTAGTAGTACCTCTGCCTACCTCTTCATCAAAAACCCCATTAACAAGTTCTATATAACTTTCATCAGTACCACCACCTAAATTAGAAATACCAAATTTACCCGTGCTTTCTAGCCTTCTTAACTCACGATACTGGCCAGGGAAAAGCCTAGCTCCATCAATATTAAACTTATCAGCTCTTGCAAGTAATCCTGCATTAATTTCTTTTTCTGTGTAAACCATTGGGACATCGTCTGGTTTATCAGTGCCAAATAAATTCAACAAAGAAAACCTACCTTCTTGGTTTATGGCAGGAGTGACATATGCTTGTTTCTTTCCGTCTGCATACAAATCTATTTCTGTTTGTAGGGCTGCTTTTTTTGTAGGGTCTTCTTCGTTATCAAATGCGTTTTGCAGACTAGTAGGAATTGCTCCAGCTTTTGCTGCAGTAGGGGCATACACCTGTTTGTTCTTCTTTTTAATAAGCTTGCCGTCTTTTTCAGAAGTATAACTACCCAGCATTTCGTTCATACCTAAAGCATTAGACACTGCGTCTCTATTACCCGCCGATAGCTTTCCTAAATTTTCTATAGCATTCTCTGTTACTACAACATCTTTACCTTCTCTTCTAAGAATACCTGCTTCTATAGCTATTTCTAAGTTTTTATTAAACTCTTGTCCCTCTTTTTGATAATCTAAAGCGTCTCTTTGCGCCTCAGCTAGAGCGCTAGATGTCAGCCCTTGTTGTATTTTGCTTGGGGTTTGTAGTCCTGCAGTTAATGCTCTTGCGTATTCACTCATATTAAATCAAGAATGCTGCGAGTAGTGCAGATCCCACTTGGCCTCCCATACCAATCATGTTTGCGCTATGTTGTGCTTTAGCGTTTTTATACGCGTTATACCTATTGCTTTGCATCTGAGCAGCTGCGTTCATTTGCCCTAAAGCATTTCTATTTACACCTTGTCCTATATTTATAAGGTCAGAGAGTAAAGCTTGATTAACTTCCCTTTGTGCTAGTCTAGCGTTGTTCATACTACCTACACTTGCAAGTCTGCTTTCTCTTTGTGTTGTTCTTTGTTGTTGTTGTCTTTGTGCAGCAGATAGCCCACCTCCGCCGTATCTTTCTAAGTTACGCGCAGACACTTCTCTGTTAATACGCTCTTGAGTTTTAGCATCTTCTCTAGACCTGTTTATAAGAGTTTCATCATTACGCGCTGCTAGTAGCATCTCTTCAAAAGGCCTAAAGTCTCTTATGTAATTATCATAATCATCTCTAGCCATTTGTGCGTAAATAGCTTCTGGATCTGTTACATCCCTTAAAGAATCAATCGAACCTTTTATGCCTCTCATTAAACTCATCCTACGTACAACCCTAACCCTTCGCCTAAACGTTTACCAGCACCTTCTGTTTCAAATGAAAAGAAGTCTTTATTGTTGCCTACATTTTGCAAACCTTGCGCCAACATAGTGCCGCCCATTTGCAGGCCAGCTTTCATGTTTGCATCTCTTATTGTTTGTTTTCTTTGTGCTGATTGCAGTGCGTTTGACTGTTCTAGTCTAGCTACGTTTGCTAGCCCCGTAGTTGCATCTGCTTGTTGTCCTCTTGCAGTAGCCAAAACACCAACTTGTCTTTGTCTTTGGGCACCTAAACCTCTAGCTTGTGCTTGTTGTTGCATTTCCATAGAAGCTGATAACCTATTGGCAGAAGCATCTACCGATTGAACCGCAGCAAGAGATGGTTTTTGTAAAGCCTGGTTTACATCCGCACTAGCTTTACCTGCTGCATAGTTACCATAGTTTTCTTCTAATGAAATATCACGCATCTCCCTTAATAACGGGCTATACGCTTGTTGAAAATAATCAGCCTCTGCTTTTGCTACTTTTGCTTGTATCTTTTCAGCTTCAGTAGCTTCGTATTCTGATGCTTTTGGTCTACTTCCCATTTACTTTCTTCCTATAAATTCGTGTGTCTAATTCCCAGCCAATCTTTTTGGTGTACGATTCCATTTCTGGAACTCGTGATCTCGCTTCGAGATACTTACAACCTGCTTGTTTAGCTAGGTTATCAAACCATTCTTCATGGGCCAACCACTCGTGTCCGCCCTTATTGTAAGTATACGCTATCCATAGCAATAATGTCTTGTCTTTTGTAAACTGATCTACTTCAACGGTCAGTATCAAAAAACCTACAGGCGACATGTAAAGAAAGGCTCTTTCGTTTACACACTCGCTGTAAACATCCTCAGGAATAAAAGTAAGGGTAGGATTTTCTAATAAAATCTCGACTATTCCAGATTTAACTACTTCCCAATGCTGTCTTATGTCAGCAGGTATAGGTAATCTAGTAGTCGATCTCCTTTCCGTACTTTCCATACCGTCTCCTTGGTAGTCCTATTCCTTTGTACTTAACAGTTCTTTTTACCCCTAGGTCTCCGCCTCGGGCCCTTAATTCTGCTTGTGATATCTCTTGATTAAACTGGTATAGGTACTCTTGTGCTGCTCCTATATCAGTCCACTCTCTGTTTGGCATTCTAAGTAACCTATATAAAGTGCCGTATATAATGGCATCTCTGTACTGGTTAGATATAGTTGTATCTATATTGTTTGACGTCCTACTCGGCTTTAGCGCAACACTAGTTATAACTTCCTTTGAGCCACTTGGAACTGGCACTATCCAGAAAGTAGTAGGAGTTTTTTGCAAATAGACATGTGGATTACCTGTTCTATTCCTCCAATCTGGGTAGTTTAGTTCTAGACTACGAGGACTTATAGGGTCCATATCCCTACCATCGTGTGTCATTAATAATACTTGATGTACTTCTGTTCCAGTGGGTATATCAAAATCATACTCATAGACCCCTGAAATAGTATTAAAAGGATCTATGTCGAGGATGTATGCTTTTGATCTTTCACAAAACTCTATCGTTGCGGAACGTAAGTTTTGCTCTACCAAAGAATCTGGGCATAGCGGTACATAAGGTAGAACTTCTTTTACTAAAGAAGAGTAGGCTGCCACATTTACCTACCTTGCTGTTGCATTACCTTAGGAACAGCGCCTATGTTAGAAACCATATCGTTGTTAGGGTCTAGTAACATTTGAGCTTGATTACCCTGTCCTATACTTGCAGTAAATAACTGGTAATGATTTTGTGCTCTCTGTGCATTCCCTGCATACTCGGCATCTTTCATATATGCTCTGTATAAAACAAAATCAATGATTTCATTTGCATAAATATCATCTACAGAAATAGTAGCTGATGTGTCTGCTAAATCTGTTGGAGCTGCTGAATACACAATCTCCACATACGCATTGCCAGATACTCCTGGATACACGTAATAGTTTCTTGGATCATCTTCGTCAAAAATGTAATGTTTAACTACAGTTCCGTGCGCAGCATCTCCAGATACAGTCGGATCGTTCCAATCTGGCTCTTGTGTATTTAAAATGTCTACATTAACAATTCTGATTGCTCTTTTACCAGTAGCACTGCTACTTGTACCATTCATGTTCCTAGTTAATTTAATTAACCTTAGTCCACCAGAAGGTAAAGTTTGTTTAGTGCCTGCAACTAGCTGTACGTTTGCTGTAGTAGCTGAAGACTCAGGTCTGAAATTTACAATTTCTCTCTGAGCGTCGTTTATATATCTAAGTAACTCAGCTTCTGGCCATCTGACACTGGTCGTGTCTTGTAAGGTGTCCTGAATCCTGCTGAGTAAGTTAGCGCCTGTAAGTGTCCCTGCCATAATGTATTACTCCGCTGCTTTAATTTCCTCTATTAATTTTGCTTTTGTTTTACGTCTATCAAGTTCGATGCCTATAGTACGACCATGTTCTTCTAATTGAACTTTTGTCATAGATTCTAAATCTATAGACTCTTCTTCAATTACAACTTCATCTTCTACTACTGCTTCTACGACGGGTTCTTCCTTAACCTCGCCTTTCACTTCTTCACATCCATGTTGTAGACAAAGTAAACCAAGATCATTGGCTACTTGTTTTGGTTCGTTCGCTTTTAAACTAACCACTGCACCCCATGTTGAGGCTACGTATTTGTCTTCTTTTGATACTATCCACATAATTTTACTCCTTAAATATGGGTGACTTTCTCAAGCCACCCATAAAATATACCACAATTAGTATGCGACATCTAATCTAATAACACCGAAGTCTTCAGATTGTCCTGTGACATCTGAATGATACTTAGGCTTCTTAAGACCAAATATTTTACCAATTGAAATACCGTTTTGGTTTCCATAGTCGAAGGTGTCTTCTACTATTTCTGGAGCACCAATGTCTGCCATAGCTAATGCTTGAGCACCGCAGAATAAACATGCAGAACCATTAATATTAGCGTCAGCACCCCATTTGTACCCAGCAGAACCAGCATTTGATGATGATCCACTTGTAGCACCAGATGTGTTAAACACATGTCTGAACTCGTGAACCATAATGCCGTCTACCATTAGACTTGAAGAACCTGAGAATAAGCTTGAACCTGGTCCTCTTACTCCAGCTTGTCTTACGTTAGCAAGGAAGTCTGAATCGAGTTTTAGGTCAGCCATTACTTGAGGTGTTACAAATAAGTGATATGTTTCATCATTACCTGCGCCTCTTAGTCCTCTGATGTACTGATCTTTAGCATAAGCTTTTAGATCAACAATAGCGCCATAGCTTAGTTTGTCAGCTGCTGCTACAGCAGTTACATCACCAGCTACGATACCATTTGAAGCATCAAATCTTCTATGTCTGTTAGAAGTTGGGGCTGTTACGTCTGAACCAAACGCTAAGTCGTTTAGATTTTGACCTGAATTCATTTGTGGTCTTAAGCCACCATTGTTTTTCAAGTTATATCCAATACCACTTAAAGTAAGGAACGCTAATTGGTCCATTCTGTCTGCCATTGCGTATGCAAGTGCATCTCTTGAATGTTCCCTAAAGTTTACAACTGATTTTTGGTCAGCTAGCCTTCCAGCTAATCTGTTTGCAAATCTCAATTGGTCGAGTCCTACGACGATGTCGAAGGCTCTTAGTGCCTCTTCATTTCCTTCGAGAGTGTTGTCACCAACAATACCATCACCAGTCATGTCAGCTAAAAGTGTTAATACAGCTCTAGCTCCCTTTTCTGATTGGGTAAGCTCAGATATTCTCTGAACCATAGCGTTAGATCCACTACCCGCGAATTGGTTAATGAAGGACATATTTCTAGCTACACGCCAGAAATCTCTAGACCAGATGGTTAACTGCTCACTGGTCAACGCAGCAAAGTTAGTAT